CCGAAGTGCAGGCCATCGTTAAGCGTCAGATGAACCCCGGCGTTGAGCCGGTAGAAACTGGCGATAGGGTCATTAAGCCGGACGTTTCGCGTGGCGCTAATGTGGTAATCGGTCAGCCGAACCTCATCAAAGACCCTGATTGGGGGTTTCGATCGTTTGGTCACTTCTGTCACGACGTAGCCCAAGAAAAGCGTGGTGGTGGTCGGTCTGAGGCTATGACTCGCGCGGCGACCACGTTCGGAACTGAAGCAGTTGGCACGGATGGTGGTTACGCCGTTCCACCGGCGATGAGTTCTACCATTCTCGCGGAATTGGAAGACGAGGACTCTCTGCTGGCGAGAGCGTCAACAGACATCATCGCTACCAATTCTATGACCTACCCCAAAGACGAGGCTACGCCGTGGGGAACCACTGGCATTATCTCAGAGTGGGAAGGCGAAGGCGGGACACATACGGAACGCAAGCCGTCGCTCAAGACATCAACCATTAACGCCAACAAGCTGGTTTCGATGGTTAAGGTCACGGACGAACTGCTTGAGGATGCAAGCGCTTTGAATAGTTATGTGTCGCGTAAGGCGGCTTCGGCTATTCGGTTCAAGACTGATCTTGCGCTCAACCAAGGTGATGGCGTTGGTTCGCCACTTGGTTTCCGAGATGCGCCTGGCACGATCGCGGTTGCGCGAACCGATACCAACGTCGCGGAGTTGGAAGTTCGTTCTATGTGGGTTCGCCTGTACGGTCCTTGGCGAAAGAACGCTGTATGGCTTGCCAATCAGGATGTGGAGACACATTTAATGGTCATGCAGGGGCTCGTTAAGAACGACGCAGGAACGGAAAACGTCGGCGGTTATCCGATTTACTTACCGCAAGGCGGATATTCGGCGTCCCCGTTTGCTACGCTGTTTGGTCGTCCGGTCATCTACACGCAGACGTGTGATGCGGTCACGAACAAGGGTGACATCTGCTTGGTGGATATGACGCAGTACCGCGCCGTCCAGAAGGGCGGGATGCGTGCCGATTCGTCCATCCACTTGCATTTCGATCAGGACATTACCACGTTCAAGTTCGTGATGCGTGTGGGCGGTCAACCGATGTGGGAGAGTGCGATTTCTCCGCGTAGCGGTTCGGTCACTTTGTCTGGCTTTGTGGTTCTTGCCGCCTAGAAAGGAGTTGGTTATGGCTGATTTTCCAGGTGCAATCGGCGAAAGCGTTGCCATTCTTGGTGCGCTTGATCCAGCAGCAATCGCGGCGACGACTTCGGTCACGTCCTGGGGTTCTGCGGCTAAGTTCAAGAAGGTTGGTGCGATTCTTCTTCTTGGTGCCACTAACGGCACGATAGAAATGGAGTTGCGTCAAGCTACGGACAGTTCCGGTACTGGCGCTAAGGACTTTTCTCCTGCTGTAGCGTTTACTGCTGCGATTTTCGGTGCGGCTACAGATAACACGCAAGGCATGTTGTCTTGCGATGTGGCTAGGTGCATGGATGTCGATAATGGGTTCACGCATTTCGCGGCTTCCGTGGTTAGTGGCGGCACTACGAACGTGTTTGGCGTCATACTGCTTGGTGCCGGAAATCGTTTCGGCGATGTGTCCTCATCGGATGATGCTGCGGTTAGAGAGATCGTCAGCGTTTAGAAAGGAATTTGATATGACTAAATTGCTTGGATCGATCGCAGAAGATGTTGCGGTGTTATCCCTTATCGCCCCCGTTGATGGCGCTACGGGCGCTACGACAGGCGGATGGGGCAATGTGGCCAACTTCTCTCAAGTGGGCTGTGTTGCCATTGTGGGCGTTATCTCTGGTACGGTTGCCGTAAAGTTGCAACAAGCCACGGATAGTTCCGGTACTTCCAATAAGGACATCACCGGCGCCACGAATACAACGTTGACAGCAACGGATGACGGCAAGGCCGTGGTCATTGGTTGCGACGTGGCGAAGAACATGGACATCGACAACGGATTCACTCATGTGGCGGCTGTGATGACCATTACCGGTGGTGCGGCCAGCTTTATCTCCGCCGTTATTCTCGGCGCTGGCAATCGCTACGGCGAGGTGTCTGGTACAGATTCGTCCCTAGTCTTTGATACGACGAGTATTTGATATGAAGATCAAATGGCGAAAGCCCTACCACCATAAAGGCGTTTCCTATAAAGCGGGGGATGTCTGTGATGTGTCGGACGAGTTCGGTGCTGGGCTACTAAAGCACAATCGTGCGGCATTGGTTGACGATGACGGCAAAGATGTTCGTGTTGAGAAGAAGGCGGAGGTTGTCGAAACGGCAACCGTTAAGCCGGAAGCTGAGACGGCCACAATGAAAGGTCGCCGCAAGAGGAAGGTAATGCCATCCGATGGCACATCGTAGGTTTACGCCTTCCGTTCTTGATGAAACGGCGGCTCCTGTTGCGGAACCGATTACCACAGCAGAGGCCAAGTCGTATATGTACGTTGATACAGCAACCGACGATACGCTGATTGGCGAACTGATCGTAAGAGCACGCCAAGAGATGGTTAAGACTCTTGGCGTGGTGTTCGTCAATACGACGTGGGATATGTACTTTGATGGTTTTCCGTCTATCGGAAGCGAAATCGTCTTCCCACGCAATCCAGTGTCCTCCGTCACCTCGGTGACGTACACGGATCAGAACGGCGATGCACAGACTTGGAGTTCGACTCTTTACCAGACGGACTTCAAGTCTGTGCCCGCCCGACTCAAACCGATTGAAAGTGAAGATTGGAAGGACACACAATCGGGAACATACAACACCGTTAAGGTTACGTTCGTTGCGGGGTTCGGTGCCGCAGCGTCGAACGTGCCGGAAGAATATAAAAAGTTAGTTGCGCGGGTCACCCGTGCCATGTACGACGACGAACGTAATCCTGATTCCAAGATGAGTTCGCTATCGCGGGTGGTGAATCAGATTATGAATAAGAAAACGCGATGGGCCGTATAAGGTCATTGGCGAATCCGATGCGAATGCGTCGGTCGTTGACGTTGCAGACGTTGACGGAAACGGACGCGGCGAACGGCGGCGTTACCCGTGCGTGGGCCAATGTGGTTGGAGACGACGCCACGCGGCGAGCGGAAGTCAAGGCGTTGGGTGGAAGGGAGTTCTTGCAAGCGGCGCAGGGCAAGACAGAGGCCACGCACCGGGTGATTGTCCGGTACGTTCCGGTTCTTATCAATGCCGTCGATCCAACCGTGTATCGTTGGATTGATGAGAATACGAGAGCGCTGAATGTGGTTCATGTTAATGATGTCGATGGTCGGCATTCCATGACAGAATGCTTGGTAAAGGAATCGTCTATCTAATGGCACTTGAGTTTGATATTCGTGCGATTGGCGACAAGGCGTTGGAGAAGAAGCTCGGTCGCTTGGAGCGGAGAATCCAACGCAAGATCATCATCTCGTCCATGAGAAAGCAGGCCAAACGAACGGGCGGCCATATCGTTCGCATGGTGGAGACTCGCGTTACTCCACGAACGGGTATGTTTGTTTCCGCTGTTAAGGCGTTGGCTCTTAAACCACCTGTGACGCTCAAGCGTAGTCGCCGCCGCATTGGTCTTGGTATCCCCACGCCGCCGCGAGAGATGTTGGCTCCACCTCGTTCGACTGAACCTGGATTGTGGTACGTCCCTGGCATTCTCGAATATGGCGACAAGGGAAGCAGGAAAAGTCGCTTCGGTGGTCGAGGCCCATTGAAACCACGCCGCATCTACCGTGATGCGGTGGACAAGAATCTCGATATAAGTTTTGCCATAATGGCCAGAGAGATGGGCGATGATCTCATTAAAGTTGCGGGTGGCCGATGAGCGTAGAGACGGCGATGGCCGTCGAAATGAAGGCGACGGCTGCGATTACGACGAAGACTTCGACGAGGATATACGTGTCTTTGGCGCGGCAAGGTGCCACGTTGCCTCGGATCGTATTGCACTTGGTTTCAGCGCAGCATACGCACCATCTGAACGGTGGATCGGGTCTTGCGGAAGGGACGATTGCGGTTGAGTGTTTCGATGACAACGCAATTGATGCCACGGATCTCGGTAATGATGTCCGAACGGCTTTTGATAACTTTGTGGGTGACATGGGCAGTGGCGGCAATCTGGTTGCTTGCAAGTCTTGTCACTTAGGTAGCGAATCGTCGGCTTATGTTGAGCCGACCGATGGCAGTGAAGTCGGCACGCATGTGTTCCGACAGTTTTGGAGTGTCTGGTATTCGGAAACGAAACCAGCACCGACTTAGAAGGAGTTTGATATGGCTGCTGGTGACACGGCATTAGCTAATCTTACGACGCTAGCTTGGGGAACTGGGCTAACCGCCATTGAAGTGCTCGATTTCGATTGGTCCGGCATCGAAAAGGCATCGGTTGATACCTCGTACTTCGGACTGACCGGCGGTAAGACGTTCATCTACTCGGACCAGTACGATCCAGGGACGTTAGATATTACCGTTCACTTCGATGACACGCGGAATGAGCTGATCACCGATTTGGCGAATCCTATGACGACGGTCGATACGCTTATTCTGACCTTCCCGCAAGTCGGCGCGACTTCCGCTGCTACTTGGACGGCGGACAATGCGGGCCTTGTCAGTATGGGCGTGGCAGGTTCATTGGATGACAAGATAACACAGACTTTAAGCTTTAAGTTGAGTGGCAACATTGTTTGGGTTGACGGAGTTTAATCATGACAATTGGTGATACAAGTTTAGCGAACACGGTTACTCTGTCGTTCGCAACAGCGATTGGTAGTCTGGAAATCCTTGACTTCGATTGGTCTGGAATTGAGAAAGCTTCAGTTGATACTGCCTACTTTGGATTAACAGGCGGTAAGACGATGATCTATTCTGACCAGTACGATCCGGGCACACTTGATGTGACGGTTCACTTTGATGATACCAGTAGCGAGTTGATTACGGACCTTGCCAATGCCATGACAACGGCTGCGGCGTTGACGTTGACATTCCCGCAGACGGGTGCCGGCGCTGCTGGTAAGTGGGTTTGTACGAATGCAGCATTAGTTACTATGGGCGTAACGGGTTCATTGGATGACAAGATCACTCAGCCGTTAAGCTTCAAACTTAGCGGGGACATCGCTTGGACTGACGCCGCGTAACTTTTGAAAGGTTTTTATGTCTCTGTTCACACGCAAGAAACTGAAAGAACGATCCGCTGAAACGAAGGTGTTCAAGGTCATGCTCGACGGTGGTGAGCATGTCTATGTCCGCGAGGTGAAAGCTAAGGATGCTAAGATACTTGTCAAGCTCGACAAGATGGAGGGCGACGAGAGTATTTGCCGCACCGTCATCATGGCAGCATGTGACGACGAGGGTAAATCGCTCTACACGGAAGCCGACTACACCAGTCTTCTCGAATCACCAATCAGGACGCTCAAACAGATAGCGGATGCGTTCCTTGAGTTTAACGGCTTCGCAGGCGAGGACGAGGAACTGGAAAAAAACTCCGAAGCGATCCGTATCGCCTGATGGCGTTTCGGATCGCCAAAGAGCTTAGTATCTGGGATGTGGACGGCATGCTTGAGTGGATGCCATTACGGCTGTTTCTCGAATGGTGTGCTTACTTTCGAGTAGAGCCGTTCGGCGAAGAAAGAGACGATTTGCGTTCCGGCGTAATCGCCTCAGTGATTGTTAATGCGTTGAGCAAGAACGGCAAGGCCACACCGTCTGACTTTGTTCTGTTCAGCAGCCGCCCAAAACGCAAGTCGTCAGACGTGCTTCGTAAGAAGCTGATGGCCTTTACGCAACAGTACAGGATCTCACAGGCAACCCATGGCAAAACGTAAAACGATAGCCCACTTCGGCGTTGCCTTAACAGCCAACACCAAAAAGTTCCTTTCTGGAATACAGAAAGCGATCAAGTCGTTAAAGGCGTTTGGCAAGAACGTCAAAAGCGTTGTCAGTAAAGTCTTGAGTTTGAAAAATGCGATTCTCGGTCTTGCTGGTATTGGTGGCGGGATTGGTGGTATTGCATTCCTCATCAAGAAGCAATTGAAGTTCAACGCTTCGCTGCTTGACATGTCTTCGCGTCTTGGGTTTACAACGAAAGAGATCGGAACCCTTCGCGTAGCCATGGCCAGGATGGGCGTGCCGTTCGTGAACGTGGCATTGGCTATGCAACGGTTCGTGCGTCGTATTGGTGAAGCAGCAGTCGAGACCGGTGAAGCTCGTTTTGCGTTGAAGCGATTGGGTGTTGATGCCCAACGACTTTCCAAGATCAGTCCGTTCCAAGCGTTGCTCGACGTGTCGGACGAACTCGCCAAGATGACCAACGTGTTTGAGCGTACTTCGATTGCTATGAAGTTGCTCGACATTGAAGGCGTCGATGTTGCTCGCGTTATGGCGCTGCTGGGATCGGAAGGATTCAGGCGTGCGGCGAAAGCAGCTAAGGAATTTGGGGTATCGCTTGGTAAAGGGGCTGTGGCTCAAGCCAAGGTAGCGCAAGTGGCTTTTGTGGATATGGGATTCTTCATCGAAGGATTGACGAACCAAATGGTGATAGCGGCTGCGCAGTGGACGACGTTGCTCAATAGTGCGTTTAGAGAATTAGGGGTAACTATACCAAACATGAGCGATGCGTTGAAGAATTCGATGTTCGGCATTTTGACTACTATCGCCGGAACGCTTGATGGTTTGGATACGCTAATCCTTCGGATGAAGGTGTTTCGACGAGAAGTTAAGGCCATCAAGCTTGGGTTTGATCCGCAGGGCGGGAAGGTTGGCGGGTTGGGTGCCAACTCGCTGGCTGGCGATGTGGCTCTTTCAATAGCTAATTTCTTAGATCGGCCTACCGACAAGCATGGGGTGTCTACTGCTCTTGATTTCTTCACCAAGGATTTTACTAACAAGTTGCGGACGTTTGCTGGCGAGGCGGTTAAGCCCCTGGGCGATCTTAGCGATGCGCAGCTAGATTTGGTCAATGAATTAAACAATCTCGACAAAGAGATTGCTGCTCTCGGCGCCGCCAATCCCAACGCCAACTTGGACAGGATGACCGCTTTTCTCGAACGCATGATAAACTCCGCAGGTGACGCTACGGTTGAAATGGCAAACCTCTTTAAGGTGTTGAAGGAGGGAGAAGATATACTCAATCCAGCAAAGAACAAGGCGTTCGCTCTGCCTCGTGGTGGAACACCTCAGATACTTACGGCTGCTTCCGGCTTGAACTTGTCTGGCTCATTAAAAACCCAGTTAGGCACCAAAGCAAAGCCGATGGTTGTGTTTGATCCCGGCTCGGAAAAGAAGATGAACGATATGTTGTTTGAGTTGCGTCGGCAATCGAACATCAACAGTTTTGCGATCGTGGCATAATGAAGATCATTGAGTTCAATCGAACCAACGCCGCCTTGCTCAGAGAGGAATTGCAGTCGAACGTAGCCATCAACCAGGTGGTCATCGATGGTGTTCTTTCTGATCTCGTTGATGGTGGCAGTGCGACGGTGGACATCAATAACGGCCCAAGTGGCAATCGTTCGTTCATCGTGTCTGGTATTGATGGACCACCGGAAGCCGCCATGTGGTCGGCGTTGCAGGCGGCGGGCATTCCTCGTATTGGCGACCCGCATCCAGCTATGGCTTTGTTGCCTGTGAGCAATGTGCGTGCTGATCCCATTGATGGATTTACTGATGCCGCCAAAGTAATCGTTACTTACGGCATCACCGACAGCGGCCCCGGCAACAACCCTGACGACCCGGAAGCTGCACCGACTATCGAAGTCAGTACCACGTTGCAGACGGTAAAATTCAATGTGGACCGTAACGGCAAGGTAGTTGATCTCTGGTTCCTTCTGCCGATTGATGGCGGAAAGGTATTGACGGATAACGGGCAACCGTTGATTGATCCTGTAACGGGCAAACCGCTTATCGAAGAAGCGACCGAGTGGATATCAGATCGCCAAGTGGCCACGCTTGAACGTCAAGTTCCCATGTCCGTAGTGACATTTAAGAGGCGGGAGAACGCAAGCCCCGGTTTGATTGCGTCTCGTTTTGTGGGGCATGTCAATTCGTCCGGCATTTTCGGCGACTCTAGTCGCACATGGCTTTGCGCCGAGTTGTCGGGCAGCAGTAATGACGGTGGCTTGACGTACGATGTGACGTACCAATTCCAACGTGCCGCCGACATGACAACACCCACTGACCAATTGATGCTCGATTTATTTAGAAGGCAAGCGCCTGGTAAGGTGGTACTGGGTTGGGATGTGATTGCCCGGTACGTGAAAAAGGATGGGTCGGTTCCTGACCCCGGCGAGATGTTCTGGGGTCCAATCGGTAGTTCGATCAAATTGGTGGAGGTGTATCCAGAGGCAGACTTTAGAGATATTCCGGGTTTGCCTTTTGGTTTGCGTGTTACTCAGATAGGACCGGGCGGCATTAGTCCGAGACCATAATGGCTGACGTAGGCGACAACTTAGCAGTACCATTGGACGACTGGCGGGCGGGCAGCACGCCTTCCGCTCGCCACTGGAACCAGCCGGTTGAGATGTTGCGTGGGCTCACAAAAGGCGTGGCGCCTCCGGGGCAGGTGGTATTACCTAGTGGCTTTGCCGAAGCGGAAGAGGCGGGCGTTGCGGTCAATTTCTTTGTTGTTGAGAGTTCGGTATTTGATTACTTGCTTTGCGAAAACGACCAAGACCCAGAAGCTCCTATCGTGGTTGCGAAATCAACTATGCTGCAACCCAACAGGCAGCGAGACCGTGGCGGTGTTGGTGGCGTGGTATACCTTTATAATGATGCAGATGGGTTACGGAGAACTGCGATACAAACGGTGGACGACATACAGATATTCCAAACCGAGGTTGTTTTGCCGACATACTTTCCGGGTGATGTTGTGGCTACTGTTCCGACTACCACTGATTTGCGGGAGGTGAAAGACATTGAAGGAATTGTGAAGAATGCTAAACATATCGAACTCAACGGTGGACGCGCCTGGGGCGCTGTATCAGTGGTTTGGAATCCGGTGGAGTAATGCCAATAGTTGAAGCAAAAATAGGCGACGCTTTCGATGCTGAGACCGACTTCGGTGGAACATTTGTTGAAGCGTTTATAGGTGATGCGCGAAATGCGAGAATCGGGAATCCATGGACCCGCAGCAGCATTATGCCCATTGTCTTTATTGACGAAGATTCGGCATACGCCTCGGAGTCGATCGAGGGATTCCCGTTTGTGATTTCAACCGAAGCCGATTTGGCTGTTTGGACTGAGGATTACAATGCTTGGCAAGGGTTTTTGGCTGAGATTGAAGCACTGAGGCTCGCTAGTCATATTTGTTTTTTCCATGTTGAAACATTCCTTCCTGCTTTTGGTGGGTGGCGTCAGATACCTATTCGTCCTACGATCCAACCGGGATCGGACAATTTCAACGAAATTACCAACTGGGTGTCGTTGCAGAGATGTGCTGTGTTGTCACCAGAGTTCCAAGAGATAGTTCTACAACGCATGAAGGATCATACGTTATCCGTGATCGATACTGTGCGGCGTAGTATCGCGCGATCTCGATGGGATGTTGTAACGATTCCGATATTTGTTGACAACTCTGGGTCGATGACGACTGCCGATTTGGAACCATGCCTTTCCGAATGGATGGACTGGCTAAACGCATTGACCTTTCGAGAAATCAGGGTGGTCATTGGTGATATGTTTCTTGATGAGGAGTTTATTTCGGACCAGTCTGGGGAGCGATGGTTGTTTCAATTGCTAAAGCGTATTAGATTGCTGCAAGAACAGGAAGAACAGGAGTCACCCTAATGGCAGCAGGCGACATAGTTAGATGGATCAGTAACGTAAGTACGGCTTGGAGCACAGGGGCGAATTGGGATAGCGGTTCGGCTCCGGCGGCGGGCGAGATAGCCGTGTTCGACGGCACGGGGCAAGCCAATGTGGATGGTGGCGATGAGTCTACGACCTACCAGCTTCGGGCAATTACCACACAGCCGGAGTACACGGGGAATATCGGCGCGTCGGGCAATCCACTGATCCACAACATCGACACGTCATCCACGAATAAAGAGTCGTTCCTGACCATACGCGGCACTGGTGACTTCTATTGGCAGGCTGGTGGAGCTGGCGTTGGTGGTGACGAGGATTATTCGGCGTTGGTTGATACGGATGGGAATGGGATCGTTTTTCTTGATAGCGATACATCGACGGGCGAGGCGCTCACCGTTTATGTCAAAAGCGGCAATGTGACCATAGCCGGATCACTGAAAACGCAACTGGTGCTGGCAGGCAAGCGAGCCAATGTCACCCTGAACGAACATGCTGACGAGCCAGGAGTTATCTGGGTTATCGACGGTACCTTGACCAGTGCGCGAACGCTTGCTACTACGGTGGCTGTAGTTATGGACGGCGGGATCTGGGTGCAAACTGGGCTTGTAGGCGTTCCGGTATCTATACATAGTGCCGCCCGATGGGATTACAGGCCGCCGTCAGCGGTAACGGTCGGTACTATATCTCTTTACCTCAATGGCACTTTGGATTTGTCGAATAGCAACTTTGTCACGGGGTGGGCAACATATGTTCGCGGTCCTCTGGCTCGTGAAATCGGCAAGGCCAAACAAGGATTGTTAGCACTTCCAGCCACGGCTGGTTTATACATGGACTTACGGGACGAGTACCCGGACGGAGAATAGTTATGGCGAACATAGTATGGTCAGGCGCAGCGAGCGGCGACATTAACGCGACAGGTAATTGGGTTGGCGGAGCAGTGCCCACCTTGTCTGATGTAGCCGTCTTCAATCAAGGCAGCGTGGATGCTGACACCAACGTAACGGCGCCTACCAACGCTGTTTGGCTGGGGCTGGTTGTGACGCCCGGCTACACCGGCAACATCGGTGGTAGCGGCAATGCGCTCACAGTCAGTTTCTCAGGTGCGGGATACCGTGTCGAGCATTACGGGGCTGGACAGTTGTGGTTGAAAGATAGCTCAGGCACCACGACCGGCGTCTACATCGCCACGGCATCAGCCAATACAATCGTTGATCTTGGCGGTAACACTATGACCGACGTGACCATTCTTCGCGGCATGGTGACGCTGGCAGGTGACATGGGCGCGATAACCAAGTTGGCAATCGGGCAAGTCAACAGCGTCAACGACGCTACGGTGGTACTCACGGCGGGCATGTCTGCGGTGACGAAAGCAATCATTGCGGCGGGCACGGTGACAGTCAACAGTACCATTA